GAGTCGGCAATGATGGGCTTGGGCGAGCGTCTCTCCAAGCTGGAGAGCCTTTTCCCGAAGCCTGAAGAGAAGGAAGCGGCGATGTCCGCTCGTAACGACGAGGTGAAGCTCGCGGCTGAGTCCGCTGCGCTCGCCGCCGTCAAGGAGTTCGCCAAGACGTTTGGCGCTGCTCCGGTCAAGGCGTCCGCTCCCGCGGAAGCCGTCAGCGCACCCGCCGCCGCTCCCGCGAAGAAGTTCGAGGAGCTGGTTTCCGCCAAGGCTGCGGAACTCAAGGGCGACAAGAGCGCGGCCATCGCGTTCTGCGTTTCCAATCATGCTACCGAGTACGCCGCGTATCGCACGCGCGTGCAGGGTGGCGAAATCATCAAGCTGTAATCCACCATGAGCACTCAATACTTCGGCGCTGGTACGTTCCTCGCTAACGAGGTCATCACCGCTTTCCGTCTCGTCTCTATCTCGTCTAACGGTGGCGTTCTTCTGTCTACGACCGGCGGCAACGCTGACGGTGTGGCGCAGATCGACGCCGCCTCGGGCGACTTCGTCTCCGTGAAGTTCCTTCACGACGGCGGCACCCAAAAGGGAACGCTGGTCGCTGGTCCGGTCACGGCTGGCAATACCCTGTTCGTCGGCGCGTCCGGTCAGGTTTCGACTAACGGCACTGTCACGGTCGGCAAGTCTCTCACGACCACCGCCACGAGCGGTGCGGTCATCGAGTTCATCGCCGAGAACCTCTAATAACCACCCACCATGTATACGAATTCTGCTGCTATTTTCCGTGGTGACATCGCGGGCGTGCTTGAGCAGGCGAAGGACTGGGAGTCCTCGCTCATCGGCACGCGCGTCATGCCCATTCTTCCGGTCGCTACCCGCGCTGGTCAGTATCCGGTCTTCCAACTCCGTCAGGGTCAGCTGCTCAAGAGCGACGTTAAGAATCGCGCTCCGTACTCGCAGTTCCCGCGCGGCACCCGCTCCTTCACGCAGGATAACTTCCTGACGCTGGAGTACGGGTACGAAGAGGCCGTTGACGACACGGTGCAAGCCGACGTCTCGCGGTTCTTCAACGCCGAGGTGCTCGCCGCGAAGCTGTGCCAGCGCAAGCTGCTCCTCGCGCACGAACTCCGCGTTGCGTCGACGATCTTCAACAACAGCACGTTCACCGCGACCAATTCGTCCGTGGCCTACACCACGGCGAACCTCGCGACGATGAACGTTGCGTTGGACGTCGAGCTGGCCATCGACCGCCTGCTCGGTCTCGGTGAGAGCCGCGACAACCTCCGCGTCGTGATGAGCAATCAGGTCTGGCTGCGCATCAAGGCGAGCACGCTGTTCCAGAACCGCCTGCGCGGTGCTGGCATCAGCAACGACACGTTCTTGAACTCTTCGGAGCAGGCCGCGGCGGAGGTATTCGGCGTCAGGGAAGTGATTATTGGCCGCGCGTCATACGATACGGCACCCGAGGGTGTGGCATACTCGGGCGCTCAGGTGTGGAGCAACCAGTTCATCTGGGTCGGCTCCGTCTCCGAGTCGGGTGGTGGCTACTTCGGCGGTGGCGCCGGGTTCACCCTCGCGTGGAGCGAGTACGGTCCGGTGACGGGCGTGTTCACCTACCGCGACGAGGCGATTAAGTCGAACATCCTGCGCGCGTCGCAGCATGTTACCGAGAAGATCGTCAACGCGAACGCTGGTCAGTTGATCACCACGCAGTACGCGTAACCTTTGGGGTCTGTGTTTGGCGTATCCGGTGGGGACCGGATACCACGACACCGCCTGGCTTCGGCTGGGCGGTGTTTCTTTTTCTGCGCATTTCGTGCTTGCGATGGAGCGGAGCGCGTGGCATTGTCTCCCTCGTCATCTGCTCTTTGAGCATTCGCCCGGTTGAGCGCTGCAACGCTCGCCGGGCTTTCTTTTTGACGGTCTGCGCCAGTCCATGCGCATTTCACTTTGCGTCATCGCTGGCAACGAAGAGCACCACATCGAGCGGATGCTGAACTCGTTTGCTCCAGCGTTCGACGAACTCTCACTTGTCCGCGCCATCGGCTCGCGGAAGGCAGACCGTACGCTCTCCATCGCTCGCGACTGGGCCGAGGCGAACCGGAAAGACTTCGTCTTCTCCGAGCACGTCAACCAGCCGGGGACCGAGGCATGGGACCACGTCGATTCCTTCGCCGCCGCTCGCAACGATTCATTCCGCCAAGCGTCCGGTGACTGGCTGATCTGGTGCGACTGCGACGACGTGTTGCCCGACGCGGACAAGCTGCGCGATGCAATCAAAAGCGTGTCGGACATGATCACGATGATCCGCTTTCAGTACGACGTACGCGGCACCGGAAAGAAGCTGTACCGTGAACGCGCGATCCGCCGCGACAAGTTCCATGCCGGCCGGCATTGGCACCACGACGTTCACGAAAACCTGCTGATGCTCGCAGGAGACAAGCATATTGACCTCCCGGATCCGGTGTGGCTGCACGCGCCGCTTGAGGTAAAGCGCGAAAACCGCACCCGCAATCTGCGGATCCTGCGTAACACCGTCCGCGAGTCCGCGTCGCAGTACTTCTACCTGCATCAAGAGCACTACTGTAGCGGCAACCACAAAGCCGCCGAGGAGTTCGGCAAGATCGCGCTGTCGATGCCGAACCTGCAGGACTCGTTCCGCTACGAGGCTCACTTGAACATCGCGCGGGTCTGCGGCGATCACCGCGAGGCGATCCGTCATTGTCTTGAGGCGCACGGCGTCTTCCCGTGGTGTCGCGAAGCACTCGCCGCGCTCATCATGTTGTACTTTGAGAAGCGCGACACGTCCCGCGCGCACTACTGGGCCGAGCAGATGCTTTTACGTCCCGAGCCGACCGGAGACGCGCGACCGTGGACGCATGAAGCGAAGTGGTACGGCTGGGCAGGACTGGACCTTGCTGCCCGTGCAGCGCGATACGCTGGCAATCTGGGCCGAGCCGAGGCGCTGCAGTCAGAATACCACGGCGGCCAACTGCCGAGGATCAGCCTGATCCACGCCACGCGAGGGCGGACGACCAAGGCCGTGCGCTGCCGCGAGGCGTTCCTGACTGCGGCTGCGTACCCGTCGCAGATCGAGCACATCTTCGCCGTGGACGCGGACGATGCGGAAAGCGTGGAGATGTCTAAGCAGTTCCTGAGCGTCGTGTCGTCCGGTCAAAGCTGCGTGTCCGCGTGGAATCTCGGCGCAACGAAGGCCAACGGTGAACTGATCATCCAGCTATCCGACGACTGGTTGCCGCCGCTCCACTGGGATGCAAAACTGCTCGCGCTCGTCGAGGGCCGCGATCTGCGCACCGAGGAGGTGGTCATCGCCGTGAACGACGGATCGCGCAAGGATGCGCTGCTCTGCATGGCAATTATGTCGCGCGCGCGGTACGCAGCGCAGGGGTATATGTTCTTCGACGGCTACCAGTCGATGTTCAGCGACAACGAGTTTTCCCACCGCGCGTGGAAAGACGGCGTGGTCATCGACGCGCGCGACCGCCTCACCTTTATTCACGCTCACCCAGCCTTCAAGAAAGGCGAGATGGACGCAACGTACGAACACAACAACCGAAAGGACCGATATGAACAGGGACTCGCACTCTTCCGCGCCCGTAATCCAGATGCCTCCTGACGGGTACATCTGGCACGAGTCCGGCGCGCTGATGTCGCGCGACCGGACGATCACGGCCAAGTATGATCACGCGTACGTCGCACGGTACGAGAAGTACCCAGAGTGGGCCTCTTCACATCTTCGCGCTGAACTGGTGCAGCGTTTCCATCCCGACTGGGAAATTATCTGTGATGTTGGCTGTGGGACTGGGGCGTTTCTTGCAGAGATGCACCGCCGCAATCCGTACGCGATCATCTGCGGTCACGATGTTTCGGACTACCCGTTGCCGGAATGCGTCAAGCGTGCTCCTGATTGGCTCTTAGGAAATTGGGACGTAGTCACGTTCTTTGATTCGCTGGAGCACTTTCCCGATCTGGACGATCTGAAGTTCGTCCGCGCAAAGACGGTCATCGTCAGCGTGCCGTGGTATCATCCCGAGCTAGGCAACGACTGGTTTAACAGCTGGAAGCACAAGCGCCCCGGTGAGCACTTGTGGCATTTCACGCCGGGGAGCCTCGCGGAGATCTTTGGCGCTTTCCGTTATCGTCCCGTTTTCATCGGCTCGCCCGAGGACCACGTCCGGGGCAGCGCGCCGTGGGGGAGCAACATTCTCACGATGGTGTTTCAGAGATGATCATTCTAAAATACCACCAGCGCCTAGGCGACATCATCCGTTGCCTCCCCATTGCGCGGCATCTCGTCGCGCAGGGCTACCCAGTCGCGATTGAGTGCTTCCCGCAGTATCACTCGCTCTTCGATGCGGTCAGCTATACGGTCCCGCTCGCACCGGGGCACCGCGTCGAGGGCGAGCGTATCAATCTTGAGATCTGGCCTGATCGGTACCACGCATACCGCGCCAGTCGTCAGACGTGGGAAGACTTCGTGTACACTCTTGATCCGCGCTTTGCTGGCATGGACCGACAGATCATCTTTGACCGTCTCGACCCAGAGCCGATCTGGGGTCAGTACGGCATGACGAAGAGCACCGCGCTAGTGTCGCCGTTCGGATACTCGCAGGCAGTCAAGGTCATGCCTGCGCTGATCTGTCAGCATGCCTTTGAGCACTACAAGGCGCCCCTGCGCGTCGTGGCAGACCCGATGCAGGCCGAGCAGTGCATCGCCCAAGGGTGGAGCGAGAACCTGTTTGTCACAGCCTACAACATCCCGGACCTAATCCGCATTCTCCGCGACGCCCGCGAGGTGATGACGGTCAATTCCGCGCCTGCGCTGATCTGTTCTGCTGTGCGGAAGTCCTTCGACCTGATCGGCTCCGGCATGGCGCAGGACGACGTAAACAGTCCAGCGGCGCGCGTTGTGACATTTGGCGCATAGGTATGGCCGTCCGCGATTTCGACCCTGCGCTACTTGAGGCTGACTTCTCCGCGATACAGGAGCAGGCAGGAATTACGTTCACGCTGCACGGCGTCGTGATCACCGGCATCTGGAACAACTCGCGCAATATGTTCCAGGACTTCGAAGACCAGCGCCGCGACGAGGGGCGGTATACTGTGTTTTTCCTCGCGTCTCAGGTCGTGACTGCGCCGCAGCTGACTACGACTGTCGTACGCGCAGGCGTAACGTACTTCATCGAATCGCTGGAGTTCGACGCTGAGGGCAGCGGCGTGTCTATCGACGTGAAGAAGTCGATATGATCCAGATCGAAGCACGCACGAAAGAGCTAGAGGCTGCGCTTGCACGACTGGCCAGCGCGGCACGGGTGGAGTATGGGCAGGTGATCAAGCAGGAGGCCAAGTACCTGCTGCAAACGCTGCTTGAATTTACGCCGCCCAAGAGCAGGCCGCAGGGTAACGCGGCAGTGGCGCGCGACATGAACAAGCTAACGACGCCATTTGAGCACCGCTATTTCCAAGAGCGGCAGACCGAGGGCGGATTCTACAAGTCGATTGCCCGATACGTCAGAACGCGCCAGAGCGGAAAGCTCCAGGCGCTGTTCAACAATCCCAACCTTAAAGGCTTCTACGGGCTGCAACTGCTGACGACAAAGCAGGAGATCGAGAAGGTCCACAAGCAGAGGCGGAACATCAAGGGCCGCGTCGAGAGCGGGAAAAAGCAGTACGCATCATACATGGCCGACGCTAAGGCCGTGCGGAAAGAGATTCAGTCCCGCGTTGGCTGGACCTTGTCCGGCTGGATTCCCGCAGCGAAGGCCACGGGCGCGCGTTATCTCAAATTTTCCGACCGCTTCGGAGCGAAGAGCGGCACGCAGTCGTCGAACTTCAACACGCCGAATCCGTTCATCATCGGGCGCAACTACAACGTGAAAATTCCGAACTACCAGAGCAAGGTCACAAGCGCTCTTCAGTCTCGCACCGGAACGACCATCAAAAAGCTAGAGCGCGTGCTCGCTGGCAAAGCGGTTAACCTCGGATTCATCCGCGTACAAGGCAGGAACGTCATCACCTAATGAGCACCCGTACCCTAATCCGCAACGCCATTGCCGCCCGTCTGACCGCCGGGGCCGCAGTCGTGCCGACCGCCAATCTGCTGAGAGGCCGGAACAACACGCTCGCATCGACCTCGTTCCCCGCCGCCGCAGTGTATGCCGTGGATGAGCAGGTCGAGGTGCGCACACTCTCGCCGTCCAATCGTACCCAGTACCGCCAGCTGTCGGTCTGCGTGGACTACTTCACGGCGCAGACGTCGACGACCCTCATCGATGACCTGTTCGACACCGGATCCGCCGCCGTCGAAGCCGCCGTGCTAGCGGATGTCACGCTGGGGGGCGTCTGTGCTGATCTGCATCTGACATCCGTGCAATATGTAGTGGAGGACGATGAAGACCGACGCTGGGGAACCGCCCGCCACGTTTTCAACTGCATTTACTTAACCCAAGATTAAACCATGGCTAACCATCTGGGCCGCGAAGGCACCGTCCGCATCTCCTCGACCACGATTGGAGAACTGCGCAACTACTCACTCAGTCACTCGTCGGACACCGTCGAGGACTCGACTATCGGGGATGTCTACCGCACCCGCAAGGCCACTATGCGCAGCTGGTCCGTGTCCGGCGACGTCTACTGGGACGAGGTGGACGCTGGGCAGATCGCCCTTACCATCGGCTCGACCGTCACGGTCAATCTGTACCCCGAAGGTGCAGCGTCCACCGCTGTTTACTACCAAGGCTCCGGCATCGTTTCGAAGTTCGACATCTCCGCTTCGTTCGACGGCATGGTCGAAGGCTCGATCAGCATCGAGGGCAACGGCACGCTGGCTTCGCTCACCGTCTAATGGACGCCATCGACCTAGTCCGCGAACACTTCTCCGCGCTGGGCACCCGTACCATCGAGGTGCCAGAGTGGAAACTTACCGTCCACGCTACGCCCGTTACCCTGGCCGAAAAGAATCGTCTTTACCGGAAGGCCAAGGAGAACGACATGGAACTCCTCGTCGATGTCCTGATCCTCAAGGCGACGGACAAGGACGGGAAAAAGCTGTTCGATCCTGATCACCGCGTCGTGCTGCTGAACAAAGCAGACAGCAACGTGATTGCGCGCGTGGCCAACTTCATTCTGTCGGAGGCTGCGCCGTCAGTTGAAGAGCTAAAAAACTAACGCACGGTGGCGAGGGCGCCGACCTCCTCGCCATTTATGCGCTCGCGGAAAAGCTCGGCAAGTTCGCTCACGAGGTGCTCGCCATGCCAGCGCAGGAACTCTCCGGCTGGCTCGCGTACTACCACCATCAGGCGCAAGTAAACAAGTCCCATGGCTGAAGCCTCATTCATCATTCGGGCGGTCGACGCCACGCGGCAGGCGTTTGGCGAGATTCAGAACTCGCTGGCAAAGCTGAAGAGTTCCAGCCAGACCGCCGCTGCCTTCATGAAGAAGGTGTTCGACCCGCGCGCGCTCGGCACTGGCTTGGCTGCTGCGTTTGGTATTTCGCTGGTCGGCGCGATTGATAAGGCGTTTGAGGCGCTTTCCCGGTTCGCTTCAAAGTTCGACGACATCCGCAAGTCGGCAGCTGACACGGCATCCGAGGTTAGGCGCATCTACCAAGAGGCGGCCTTTGAGGCCATGACGCCGGAAGGCCAACTGGCCGACATGACGGAGCGTCGGGCCGAGATGGAGAAGCGCATTCTTGAGCTACGCAAGCAGACCGCCGTAATCACGAAAGAGACGCCAACGATGGACCGCACCGGACAGGTCCGCATGGTCGTGACCAGAGAGGTCCGGGGCACGCGAGAGGAGGCCGCTGAGTTGGAGAAGCTGGAGGAGCAGTATGCCAAGCTCACCGTTGATTCCGACAAGATCGTTTCCAAGCAGTCGGTTGACCGACTGAAGCAGCTGGAGGACGGGTTTGATCAACTGATTTCCGCCCAGAGCAAAGCCAACGACATCGCGGAGGCTAATCGCGCAGCCGAAAAGCAGCGCGTCGAGGCACTAAACGAAGCCGCCTCCGCGCAACTAGACCTGCTCAACCCCATGCGCGAGTACCAGCGACAGATTGAGGAAGTCAACAGGCTGGAACTTGCAAGCAAGCTCACCGCCGAGCAGGCCGCCGCGCGTCGTGAGCAGATCAGGACTGAGGCTTCCGCTGGAATCAATCGAGAGATTGAACTACTGCGAGAGGCGGCAGACGCCCAACGAGACATCTTGGATCCTGCGCGTGCGTATCAGCGTGAGATCGACATGATTAACAAGCTGCTTGAGAAAAGCCTACTGACGCCCGAGGAGGCAGGTGAGCGCCTGCGTCAGATCAATCTGAAGATCGCGGAATCGTCTGGAGCTATCGTGGATCAGCAGGTCGAGATTACCTCCGAGATGCAGCGGATGCAGGATCTCGCTCGCGACGTGGGCGACACCATCGCAGGCGGATTTGAAGACGCAATCTTCAGCGGCGAGAAGCTGTCCGAGGTACTGAAGCGCCTCGCTCTCGACCTTATGCGCCTGCTCTTCCAGCGCATGGTTACGCAGCAGCTGGCGGCTGGCATCAGCACGATGCTGGGCTTCCCGCCGATTCCCGGCTTCCGTGCGAACGGCGGCCCCGTCAACAGCAACGCACCGTACATCGTTGGCGAGCGCGGCCCCGAACTGTTTGTCCCTGGCACGTCCGGCGCGATCATCCCGAACAACCGGATGGGATCCGGTGGCGGTGGCGGTGGACCGACCGTGAATATTTCCTACAACATCCAGTCCGGCGTGTCTCGCGCTGAACTGCAGCCTATTCTTGAGCAGGAACGTAAACGCCTGCGCGCCGAGATCCCGGACATGGTGCGCCGTGGCGGATCCTATCGCGCAGCCTTCGCCTAAGTCATGCCGATCACCTACCCGCTCACCCCGCCGTCACCTTTCCGCGTGGCGAAGATCTCCTTCACCGGGATGTCTGCATCCTCGCGCAACGTCTCGCCGTTCACGCTGCAAACGCAGCAGTACAACTGGCCCGGTCAGGGCTGGATGGCGTCGGTCGAATGCCCTCCGATGGTCCGCGCCGACGCAGAACAGGTCATCGCGTTTCTGCTCGCGGCACAGCGGGGCACGTTTTATTTCCGCGACTACTCCAACAGCGCACCGCGCGGCAACGTCAGCGGCACGCTGACCGTATCCAGCGCAACGGCGAACGGCGTCACGCTGGGCATCTCTGGCGCTACTGGCACGTTTGCGGTGGGCGACTGGCTGCAGATCGGCACGTCGCTCTACAAGGTCATCCAAGTCGATTCATCGTCGAGCGTGGACGTCTTCCCGGCGCTGCGTGCCAGCTACACGGCTGGGACGTCCATCGTCTACAACTCCCCGCGTGGCGTGTTCCGCCTCGCCTCGCCGCAGACCGAGTGGAGCGTTGAACTCGCTGGCATCTACGGCGTCGCGTTCACGATTTCTGAGGAGATCCCGCAATGAGTATCACTGCAGCAGGCCGCACGATGTCGGCTGGCATGGTGGCCGAGGTCACCACGGCGCAACTGTCGCCCATTCTCATGGTCGATATGGCGTTCTCTACGCCCGTCTACCTCTGGACTGGCTACGGCACGCTAACCTACGCAGGCAAGGGCTACCTCGGTCTGGGCGACCTTGGCAGCGTTGCGCCAATCGAGGAAACGACGGACCTTTCTGCGCGCGGCGTGGTCTTCCAGTTGTCCGGTGTGCCGACCGCTTACGTCTCGCTCGCGCTCACTGAGGATTACCAAGGCCGCGCGTGCTCAATCATGCTCGGCGCGTTGTCGCCCACGGCTGGTCTGATCGCGTCACCGATCACCGTCTTCGTGGGAAAGATGGACGTGATGACGCTGACCGACGACGGGCAGAATGCGCAGATCGGGATGAGCGCAGAGTCGCGGCTCGTAGACTTCCGCCGCGTGCGCGAGGTCAGGTACACTCACGAGGAACAAGAGGCGATTGACCCGACCGACAAGGGGCTAGAGTTCGTCAACGGCATTCAAGAAAAGACGATTTACTGGGGCAACCAGAACGCCACAGCGCCAGGCCGTTTCAACGGCGGCAACGACGCGCCCGACACGGACCGCAACAATCAAGATCCGCTCTACTAATGCGCTTCCCGAACTGGCCCGATCTGCTCGCTGGCTTCATCGAGGCGCGCCGCTCGCGTCCGTTCGAATGGGGCGCGAATGACTGCTGCTTGTTCGCTGCCGACTGGGTCGCGCTGGCGACGGGCAAGGATCCTGCGGCCGATCTGCGCGGGACGTACTCGACCGCACTCAGCGCGCAACGCATCGTCGCTGACGCTGGAGGGCTGGCGCAACTGGTCGAGGAGGCTTTGCGCCGTCATGGATTCAAACCCATTATCGCAACGCTGGCGATGCGCGGCGACCTGATCGTGCGCGACTCAGGCCAAGGCGACTGCGTGGGCGTGGTTCTGGGCGCGCAGTCTGCATTCGTTGGCGCTGAAGGTTTGGCGTTTGCGGCTACTAATGAGCAGACCGACTCCCGGTTCTGGAAGATTTAAGCCATGCCGACACTAATCATCAACGCTGCGTATTACCTCTGGCTAGGCGCGCAGGCCGTGGGCATCGCGCTTTCGCAGACTGCGGCAATCTGGATCGTCAAGACTATCGCGGTCGTCGGCGCGTCGATGGCGGCCTCCAAGCTGCTGCGCCCGAAGATGCCGAGTTTCGCTGACTCGCTCGGCTCGCGCGATCAGATGGTGCGCTCTCCGATCTCTGCGCGACAGATCATTTATGGGCGGGTCAAGACCTCGGGCACCATCGTTTACCTTCAAGAAAGCGGAGCGAGGAACGAGTATCTAAACATGGTGTTGGCCGTCGCAGGCCACGAAGTGCAGGAGATCGGTGATGTCTACTTCAACGAAGACCTCGTTCTTTCCGGCGCAGGCGACGGTAGCGCAACCGGGAAGTACGCAGGACATGCCGACATCTACAAGAAGCTCGGCGCGTCAGGGCAGACTGCTTTTTCGCCGCTCGTCACCGAGACTTCGACGGCGACCGTCGGAAAGTGGACCAACGATCACAAGCTAACGGGCATTGCGTGCGTGTACGTTCGGCTGAAGTGGAATCAGGAGATCTTCACCGGAGGCATTCCGAATGTTTCGTTCATCGTGAAGGGCAAGAAGGTACTTGATACGCGCACCAGCACGACCGCCTACAGCAACAACCCCGCGCTGTGTCTGCGCGATTACCTCACGTCATCTTTGGGTCTGCAGATGGATCCGAGCGAGATCGACGTGACCGCGTGCAACGTGGCCGCGAATGTCTGCGACGAACAGGTGCAGAAGCTCCCGCTTAGTCCGACGACCTACGAGAACAGGTACGAGGCGAACGGCGCAATCTCGACGAGCGAGAATCCCGAGGCCGCGATTGGCAAGCTACTCGGCGCAATGGGTGGACTCTGCGCGTACTCGGGCGGTCAAGTGGTCATGTACGCTGGGACGTATCAGATCCCCGTTGTCAGCCTGAGCGAGAAACACTTTGCGGGTCCGGTTTCACTCACGACCAAGATCTCTGCGCGCGACCGCGTCAACACGGTTAAGGGCGTGTACGTCTCCGAGTTAAACCAGTGGCAACCGTCCGACTTTCCGCTGATCACCTCGACGACGTACGTCAACGAGGACAACGGAACGAGATTTAGCCGTGATGTCGCGTTGTCATTCACGACGTCTTCCTCGATGGCGCAGCGGCTCGCGGTTATCGAACTGCGCCGCGCTCGCCAAGAAGTAATGCTCACTGCTCGCTTTCGTCTGGAAGCAATGCAGATCCGCGCAGGCGAGACGGTGAAGATCACGAACGCAAAGTTCGGCTGGGTCGATAAGGTCTTTGAGGTGATGGAGTGGAAGTTCGCCACGGACGGCAGCCCGCCGCAACTCGCGGTTGACATGACGTTACGCGAGATCGACTCGACGGTTTACAGCTGGTCAGTTGGCGACGAGATCGCAGTCACCGCCGCGCCGAACACGAACCTGCCCGACCCGTTCAGCGTTACCGCGCCGACGAATCTTTTCCTCGTCGCAGACGGTACCACTCAACTCTACCAAGGCGACGGCACCGCGTTGCCGCGCATTCGTGTTTCGTGGTCCGCGCCGAATGAAGAGTTCGTGCGCGCTGGCGGGTACGTCGGCATCGAGTGGAAGAACACCACAGCCACGACGTACCTTGAATGTGCGCGCGTACCGGGAGACCAAACAACCGAGTTCATCGATGGCGTGATCATCGACGAGGCGTACAACGTGCGAATCTACGCGGAGTCTTACTTCGGCGTTTCGTCAACGTACGTCGTCGGCAGCGTCACGGTATTCCAAGACACCGTTGCACCGTCCGTACCGACTGGCCTGACCGCAACGCTGGGCACGGGCCGCGCGATCTCGCTTGATTGGAACGACAACACCGAACCGGATTTCAGCGAATACGGCATTTATCGCAACACGACGGGCGAGACGCCCGCAGACGGAAACGCGATTTACTCTTGGGGGCTAAATAACTTTGGCCAATTAGGACTTGGCGACACAACCGCGCGCTCAACTGCTACGGCGCTTTCCGGAAATGTCCTGTGGACTAAGATTGATCTAGGCAGTCAACACGGCGGCGCGATCCGCGCTGATGGCTCGCTTTGGATGTGGGGCAGAAACCATCTGGGGCAGCTGGGCCTTGGCGACATAACCAATCGCTCTTCGCCTGTTCAGGTCGGCGCGCTGACCGATTGGCTAGACATCTCCTGTGGCGTCTATCACACCATTGCGCTCAAGACTAACGGAACGCTGTGGTCATGGGGCAGCGGAACCTTTGGTGAGACGGGGCAGAACGGGACTGCTAACACGTCGTC